GGTGTTCAAGGAGTGGAAGGATGATCCGAGCCACTATATTGACCGCCGGTGGACTCATGTGATTGAGCCGTTTGAGATTCCGCTGGATTGGCCCCGGTACTTCGGCTTTGACCACGGGTACTCCAAGCCGTTTTCCTGCGGATGGTTTGCCATTGGGCCTGACCAAACCATGTACATGTACCGTGAGTGGTACGGCTGCAAACCGAGACAGGCGAATGTTGGCATTGAGCTGACACCGATACAGATTTCAGACGGCATCCTTGAACGGGAAGAGGCCGAGATGAAGGACAACCTCACGGTGATCAGAACCGCTGACCCGGCGATCTTTGATAAGAGCCGTGGAGACAGCGTAGCTGATCAGATGGCTCCGGGATATATGGGCCGCCGACAGGGCGTTGTCTTCAACAAAGGCGATCACGCACGGATGGCTGGCAAGATGCAAGTCCACGAACGGCTGCGGTTTGATGACAACGGCAGACCGAAACTGCAAGTATTCAATACATGCAGGGAGTTTATCCGAACGTTTCCGACTCTGCCTTACTCGCAGAAGAAGACCGAGGATGTTGACTCCGATGCGGAGGATCACCCATGCATACGACATGTTGCGCTACGTTTGCATGGATCACCCCGTTGTGCCTAAAAAGAAAGCACCGCCGGTATACAAGCCGTTCGATCCTTTTAGTAGATGAGGTAGGTGATACAGATGGCTGAAGCACTTCCCAAGCTGGAAATCTCCAAGGATGACGAGAAAGAGCTTCAGAAGATCGCTGACGAGCTGGAAGCGATGGTCGATGCGACCAGCTATTACGAAGAACAGCCGTTGAGCCGTGGACAGGAAGCGCTCCTGAACCGGATTTATGACCGGTTGGAGCTGTTCCAGCAAGGGAACGAACCGTACCACGAGGCTGCCAAGAAAGCACGGCAGATCCTCCACATGGATGATCCTGATCAGGACACATCGAAGTCGAAGAAGGTTTCAGGGAAAAAGACCCTCCAGCTTCAGACCCTGAAGAGTACGGTGAATAACGTTATTGCCGATCAGATGCTCTCCATGCCGGAAGCGAGGCTGATGCCGGAGACCGCAGCGATGCAGGAAGCGGCAGATGACCTTCAGGACATGGTTCATTACGTTATCTACTGCGCAAACGATTTTGAGCAGACCCATTACCGGCTGTGCGAGGACTTCTACGGTCCCGGCACGATGGTTGCTCAGACGGCGTGGGACCCGGACATGAACCACGGCAAGGGCGAGATCGCCATTATCCGCTGGCCCATTGAGGCTTTCCTTTGGGACCCCAAGGCCGAGAACATTCAGGATTGCCGAGCGGTGATGAAACTGAGCTGGCATCCGCTCTCTTGGTTCCGGTCTCACTACCCGGAACAGGGCCGGTATGTCGGCGCTGAGAAGGGAAGCCATGAGAATGTCGGCATGACCACCGCTCAGGAAGCTGTTGAGGATGCCGGGAGCGATGAAGACCGTGCGCTGCTGATCGAGTATTGGTGGCGTGATTATGATGCCAAGACCCTGCGGTACAAGATCAATGTGGCGTATGCCGCAGGAAATGCTCTGCTGGATGTCCAGCTTGGCGTGTACGATCACGGCCTGTATCCGTTCTCGATCCTGCCGTGCGACACGATTGAAGGCTGCCTCGCCGGTGAGGGCCTCGTGACCCAGCTTGCACCGATGATGCGGTACATCAACCGGTACATGGCCTATGTGGACATGAACCTCCGGATGGCATCCAAGACGAGGGCGCTGGTCCGGAAGGATGCCGGTATTGACATTGAAGCTCTTGCTGATTGGGAGAATGACATCATCGAGGGCAACAATATTACTCCGGACAACATCCAATGGATGAGTACGCCACCGTTCAACTCCATGATCAATCAGATGATGCTCCAGCTTGAAACCGATCTGAAGCAGGACTCCGGTGCGAATCAGTTCACCCGTGGCGAGACCACCGGCGGTATTGTTTCCGGTAAGGCGATCAATTCTCTGATCCAAGCAGGTGGAAAGATTTCGTCCATGCGGACGGAACAGATCAAGTATTTCTTCAAGGATATCGTGGAGCAGATCATTTGGCTGATGGCTCAGTTCTACGATAAGGACCGTGTGATGATGATCACGGGCCGGAACGGTCAGCGGAAAGAGCTGAAGGTTGACCGGAAGAAGCTGTTTGGCGAGAGCAAGGGCGGCGCTGTGAATCCTCCTCCGTACACCGTACAGATTGAGATTTCCAGCCGTGACCCCCAGCGGATTGCCAATCAGAATCAGATGTTCATGGAAGCCTACACGATGTCCGCTCAGGCACAGCAGTTCTTCCCCCTGTCTTCGCTGATCGAAATCCTGAACCTTGACGGCAAGGACAAAATCCTGCCGATCATCAAGGGCAATGAAGCCTACCAGCAGCAGATGCAGCAGATGCAGATGCAGCTTGAACAGGCGAACCAGCAGATGCAGCAGATGGCAGAAGAGAACCAGCACCTGAAGCAGACTACCATGCAGATGGGCGATGCGCTTTCCTCCGTGAAGGCACGGCTGGGGCAGACTCCCGGCGAGGAGTCTGAAGAGAGCGCAATGGTCGGTCAGGCAGAGAACAACTTCGGACAGCAGACAGGAATGCCGCTGCCCACATAACCAAGGTAAAAGCCTCGTGATTTGCGAGGTTTTTCATATTTGACTTCCAGCCGTGATTTGCGGTGGAGGAAAGGAGAACCTATGGATAACTTTGAGTCTAACTCCATCCCCAATGAAGTCGAGGAAGCGGATCAGCTTCCGGAAGGACTCGTGGAGGAAACGGACGAGACCGAAATCGACCTTTCTGAAGCGCTTGATGAAAACGCTGAAGAAGGTCAGGCCGCTGATGAACAGGACGAGTCGGAGCAGACCACGGAATCTCCAAAGGCCAAGGAGAAAGAACCGGGGTATGTGAAAAGCCGGATTGAGAAGGCGGTAACGAGGGTACGGAATGAATACGAAGCCGTTCTGAACCCTCTCCGGGAGCAGCTTGCAGCAATGCAGGAACGGATGCTGAAGGCAGATGCGCAGGAGCTGGTGAAGAAGGGAGAATTCCGCAGCGTTGAAACCGCTGAAGAATATCTCCGTCTGAAACAGGGACTTCCGGCTCCATCAATTGAGGAGCCGAATGGTCAGCCTCGCAACGCCAACGGTCAGTTCGCTCCCAAACAGGATGCCAACAATGATGCCGCAACACAGGCCCGGATCGACATGCTGAAGCATCAGGCTTCGCAGATCAAGAACCGGACCGGCGTGGATGTCATCAAGGCATTCAATGAGAACCCTGATATCAAAAACAGAGTAATCGCAGGAGAGATTGACTTCTACGATGTTGCCGAGGAGATCGGCAAACAGCCGAAGAGGGGTAAGCCTCCTGCACCGATGCGTTCTCCGAACGGAGCCGCAACCAACCAGCCGAGGAATGCGATTGAGGAACTGTCCGATGAACAGTTCAGACGGCTGGAGGAGCGAGTCAAGAAAGGAGCACGCATCCGACAAAGTTAAAGGAGCGTGTAATCCATGCCTAACGTAAACATGAACTATTCCTATGATGCCGGTATTGCCCCGTCCCTCGTGGAAACCTATATCCAGCGCAAGGCCCTTCAGAACGTTGAGCTGAATCTGCGGTATCTCGATGATGCCGATATGATCGAGCAGCCTGAAGGCAACGGCAAGCATGTCCGTATGTGGCGCTATTCCGAGCTTCCTGCCATCACCACTCCGCTGGCTGAAGGCGTGACTCCGGATGGTCAGAAGCTGACAGAAACGGCGTTTACCGTCATGACCAAGCCCTACGGCGGCTGGATGGCCTACACCGATGAACTCGATCTGTTCCATGTGGACAAGAAGACCGATGCCATCGCTGAACGCCTCGTCCGTCAGGCTGCCCTGTCTATCGACACCGTGGGCCGTGATCAGCTCTGCGCTGGCCTGAACGTTATGTATCCCGGCAGCGTGACCAGCCGTGCTGCGCTGACCTCTTCCGACATCCTGACCTATGCGGTCATCAAGAAGGTTGTCCGCAACCTGAAGAAGAAGGGTGCGCAGCCGTTCCCGGATGGCTATTTCCATGCGAAGATCGACCATGACACCTACTACGATCTCACGCAGGACACCCATTGGAACGATGTGGCGAAGTATCAGGATGACAGCCGTGTGAAGTCCTACGAGCTGGGCAACATCTACAAGGTGAAGTTCTTTGAAGTGGACAACGGCAAGATTTTCGCTGCCGAGAGCTATCTGTACGGTGCGAAAGCCTACCTGACCGCCTATGCCGACTTCGATGCCACCAACCGTGCGATGATCGTCACCGACACCATGAGCGAGGACGAGGCCCGTACACTGACCGGCAAGATGGTGTATGTGCAGCACACCAGCTCCGGCACGGACTATGTGACCCCCATGTGCGTGGAACGGGTGTATCCGTCCGGCACGGCGAATCAGACGAAGATCGTCTTCCGCTGGGTCCCGGCTGCTTCTGTGACCACCAATTGGACCACCTCCAAGTCCCTGAAGGTTGTTCCTTCCGGCGGCGCTACCAGCGGTGCTGAAGTCCATGCTTCCCTGATCTATGGTCAGCACGCCTTCGGCCTCGTGAAGCTGGGCGGCAAGGGCAAGCCGAACATTCAGACCATCATCATGCCGCTGGGCAGCGAGGGCAGCGCCGATCCGCTCAAGCAGCGTGGCTCGATTGCGTGGAAGGTGAAGCACTTCGCATGTGCGGTCATTCAGGATGACTTCATCTGCCGTGTTGAACACGGTGTAAGCGCCTAAGATGTTTTCCGGGGAGCCGGTCTACCTCCGCTGGCTCCCCAATCCCCCTTTCAAGAGGCTATCCGGATGACCCACGGGTAGCCTCACTTTTTTATAACAAGGAGATGATTTGAATGGCTGACCCTACGCCGACCCGTCAGGATACGGTTGAAGACAACATCGAAGCCGTTGAGGACCGCCTTGGTCCGGAAGCGTATCCGCAGATTTTTGTCCAGCTCCTGAAGGACATCAACATTTCGCTGGCAATGCTGGTTGATGCCGGGAGCGGATCGTAACAAGAAAGGAGCCTGAATATGGCTACGAAAGAAAAAGAAACCCCTGTTGTGAATGAAGAAAAAGCGATGAAAGACAGCCTGACTTTCGCCGTTCCGAAGAAGAAGGAGGAAGACGGCGGCCCCCGTGCGCGGATTATCCTGCCAAGGCTGGAGGATGACGGCAGCGTGGCGGTTGATCAGTATGAGCATGTGACC